GTGATGACAATGCCGTTGACCGATGTCGAAATCATCATCACGGACCAGACCAGGCCCCTCAGCCAGAGGGGCTTTGGCTTNCCGCTGATTTTTGGCACGACCAAGGCCCACCCATACACCGAGTACACGTCCCTGGCCGCCGTGGCTGAGGATTTTGATGCGACGGATCCCGAATACTTGGCGGCGCAGGCCATCTTTCGGCAGTCACCGAATCCAGGGCGGGTAGCCATTTACAGCGTCACTCGCGCGACCCCGACGCCCGGCGACCTGGCGACCGCGCTTAACCAGTTGGTCCAACAGCACAACGACTGGTACTGGCTGGTTTTCGCGCCGCGGCAGCAGCAGGAAAGCGATCTGGAGGACCTCGGGGACTGGGTCAGCGCGGCCGGCAAGATGTTCGTCTGCACTAACGAGAGCGGGATGACGGCGGCGCAGATCGTGGCTCAGGCCCAGGCCATCAACAGCAGCCGGGTGATCTATTTCGCCCATACGAAGCCCGACGATTATCCGGACGCCGCTTTGGTGGGCCGCATGGCGCCCATGCAGCCGGGCGGGGCTACGTTCAAGTTCAAGACGCTGGACGGTGTCTCCGAGGCGACGTTCAGCACGACTGAGATCGGGCAACTGCACGACGCCGGCGTCATCACCTACGTCCGCAAGTTCGGTGTGCTGCAGACCAGCGAAGGCTACGTNACCGACAAGACGTTTGCCGATATCCAGCTGNCCAAGGACTGGCTCAAGGCCCGAATGGAGGAGCGCATCAGCCGCGTCCTGTTCGTCAACGAGAAGATTCCCTACGACAACATCGGGATCGCGCAGATCGTTGAGCCCATCAANACCACGCTGCAGCAGGCCACGGCGCTGGGGTTGATTGCCCGTAACGACGATGGAACTGGAATTTTCACCGTCCGGGCTCCGCGGCGAGAGGACATCGACCCCAACGACCGGGCGAACCGNATCCTGCCGGATGTCTATTGGGACGCCGTTCTGGCCGGCGCCGTGCATAGGGTGCGGGTGACTGGAGTCGTTCGGGTCTAAGGTGAGAGGCGACGGGGGCGCTGAACGGCGCCCCCGTCTCACTTCAGGGTGAAGGGGGAACTCTGCGATGGCTGACCTCTATGATCCCCGTAACGTGGCCGTCATTGTCAACGGCCAGGAGATCGTCGGGTTTGCCGAGGGGACGTTCATCCGAGGCGAGCGGGCCGAGGAACGGTATCCAGAGCCACATGTAGGTGCCAAAGGCGAAGTCACGTGGGTTCGCAATGGCAACAACACCGGTACGGTCACCATCACGCTCAAACACAACAGCGCCTCTAATGCGTTTCTGACGAGGCTCTTCAAGGAGCAGGACCAGCCGGGCACCCAGATCACCATTTCGGTCCAGGACCGGAACTTCGACGGAGANGTGTCCATCAGCGGCAGCGACTGCCGGATCGCCAACTTGCCACCCTGGGAGCGCGGTGCCGAGGTCGGCTCGGTTGAATGGGTGATCCGCGTCGCTGACTATGACGCCGCGTTCGAGGGGGCGACCCGGGCATGAACCATGGCAACACCGGCAAAATCCAGCTGGGCGACCGTACTTACCACTACCAGCTGCCGTCGGCAATGTGGCAGCTGGAGCAGATGGACGAGTTTCTGGAGAACCGCTCGGTGGAGGGCGCCAAGCGGCTGCTCAACACGATGCTCGAAAACACCATTACCAAACCGGGCGGTCTGACCGTGGATTCGTTCAAGCTACCGGACGACGAGACGGTCGTCATCGGCGGACTGGAATTTCGGCTGCACCATCCCGGGGTGCCGTGGCAGGTGTGGGCCGCTGCGGAATACGTCGGGCCGAACGGGCAGCTTCGCCGGGCCGCTTTCCTCCGGGGCTGCGTGGAGCGCGGTGTCATCACCGGCGCTTCGCCCGACGAGTTGCGCTCGNTGGCTGACATTAACGCGCTGATCCGGGCTGTCAACGAGTTCCTCGACAAGGCGGAGCTTTGGCAGCTGTACTACCACCTGTTCTTTCGGCAGTCGTAGGCACAACAAGGAAAATCCCGGACGGTACCGCCAGAGGGCGCGCCGCAAGTGGCGCCTCTGGCGGTTGGTCTTCTCAAGGTATTTCTCGTACTCCGAGGTCCGCACCATGACGTGGGACCAGGTCGAAGAGGCCAACGCGGCACTGGATATCCACGAGGAAATGCTGGCCGCCGAGCGGGCAAGGGTCGCCGAGGAAATGCAGCGACGCCCGTCCCGGCTGCCGGCGGTGAAGGTCAAGCGATAAGGAGGGTTGGTCCGTGGCTACCGAGGCTCTGAGGGAAATGTTCATTGCCATCGGCTACGCGATCAACCCTTCTGGCCTAGCCGAGGCCGACGCGCGGGCCGATGCCTTCCGGGATAACCTGTTGGCGGCGGAAAGCCAGGGGCAGCAGCTCGGCGCCGCAATGCGAGCGATGAGCCANACGGCTTCCGCCAGCATGGAACAGGCGTCGAATGCTGCTGCCGGGCTAGCTGGTTGGTGGGCGGTGAATCAGCACCGAGTCGAGGGATGGGGCAACCAGCTGAAGGANCTGCGGCCTATCTTGGCCGGCACGGCGGTTCTCACCGGCGGCCTACTGGGCAGCAGCGTAAAGACCGCCGCCGATTTCGAGGCCGCCATGTCTAGGGTCGCCGCGGTGTCACGGGCGTCAGACGATGAACTGGAGCGGCTGACCAAGACGGCCATCGAGCTGGGTGCTACCACCGCCTTCTCGGCGTCCCAGGCGGCCGAGGGCATGACTTACCTTGCGATGGCTGGCTTTAACGTGGANCAGACCATCGCTGCCATGCCCGGCCTGCTGGCCACAGCGGCCGCAGCCGGCTCTGACCTTGGCCGGACAGCGGACATCGTTAGCAACATCCTGAGCGGCTTTGGCCTACGCGCCGAAGAGACGACGCGAATCGCCGATGTCCTGGCTGCCACGTTCACCAGCTCCAACACGACCCTGGAGAGCCTGGGCGAGACCATGAAGCTGGTGGCTCCGGTGGCCGCCAGCCTCGGGATGGAGATCGAGGACGTGGCCGCCCTGACGGCCATGCTGGGAAACGCCGGCCTANAGGGCACGGTGGCAGGCACGGCGCTGCGGACCATTCTCACGTCACTGGCTGCCCCGACGGGAGCGGCTGCTAAAGCCATCTCGGAGCTGAAGATTCAGACCGTCGACGCGGCTGGCAACATGCTGCCGATAACAGACATTCTTGACCAAATCGCCCGTGCCACGGCGCACATGGGCGACGCCCAGCGCGCCGCGTATCTCGAAATGCTGGCCGGCCGCGAAGGCGTCTCGGCACTGTCCGCGTTGATGAAGGTCGGTGCGCGGGAAATTAAAGCCTACGCCGACACTCTGCGTAACAGCGCTGGCGTGTCCGCAGAAGTTGCGGACCGTATGATGGACAACCTCAAAGGAGCGATGGAAGAGCTAGGCGGCGCCATTGAGACTGCTCAGATTACCATCGGCAACGCGTTCGTGCCTGTNTTACGGTTGGGAGCCCAGTCGCTTGGGGCACTTATCAACGTGTTCAACCGCCTGCCCGGTCCGGTGCAAACAGCAATTGCCGTCGGGCTCGGCGCTGTAGCGATGTTGAGCACGATGGCGCTGACCGCGTCGTTTCTGATTCCGCAAATTGGTACGGTGGTCAAGGGGTTCACCGTGCTGAAGGCCGGCCTGATGATGGTTGGCGCCGCCGGTGCGAAGGCTGGAGCGGCAATCGCGGCAGCATGGCTGCCCGTAACCCTCACTATAATGGGCGTCGTTGCGGCCGCCCTGTTGCTGCAGGACGTTTGGATGTACTTGCGGGGCGAGGGTGACACGCTGACCGGCCGGGCGATTGCGTGGGCAAAGACGTTCGGTGAGACGCTGCCCGAAAGCCTCGGGCGGTACGGGACAGTTCTCAAGGTTGTTGGGGGCTTGCTGGCAGCGGTCTTCGGTCCGAGGCTCATCTATGTTTCGGGAGTCGCCGCGGGCCGGTTCGCCGTGTCCATGGCCCGGGCAGCGGTCAACACGGCCATGCTGGGCGTGCAGGGGGCAAAGGCATCTGTCGGCATCGTCCGCATGGGTGCGCAGTTGCTGCTGGCGGGCGTGCGGCACGCTGCGATGTTCACGGGCGGTATCATCCGGGCCGGCATCGCGCTTGGTGCCCAACTGCTTGGCGGGTTAGCCGGTGCGACCAGGGCTGCTCTGGCATTCAACGCCGCTTTGTTGGCCAACCCCATGACATGGGTGTTAGCCGGNATCATCGCCCTAGGACTCGGCATTTACTACCTGGTCCGCAACTGGGACAAGGCCACGGCGCGGATTGGGGAAATTTGGGCTTCCGTCAGCGCGTCGGTCGGCGGCGCCATCGATGGGATCATCGAGTGGTTTGCAACCCTACCTGACAGGACGATGGAGCGGCTTTCCAGCTGGTGGGAAGGTATCAGGGCGTGGTTTGTAGAGACGTTCAACTTCGGCCAGCTGCTTTCCGAAGCGTTCTCCGCGGCTATGGAACTGATCCCGGGACCGCTCCGGGGCCTAGCTGAGACGATCATGGGATTCTTCCCCCGGTCCCCTGCAAAACGGGGGCCACTTGCCGAGCTCGACCAAGTTGGTGCCGGCATGGTGGAAGAACTTGCCCGCGGCATCCNGCACGCGAGCCCGAGCGAACTCGAAGCCGCCNTTGGCGACATCGGCCTGCCTGCGAGGGCGGTTCATGGGGGGTCCCCAGCCGTCGCTACTGCTCTGCCCGGCCTCGGCGGCGTCACCCAGACGTTCCAGGTCAACGTCACCGTCGACGCCCGGGGCGCTGGCCGGCAGGACGCGGAGACCATCGGCCAGATCACCGCCGACAAGATCCGCGAGGTGCTGGAGGAGTATTTCCGGGCCGAGTATCACGCGGTGGCACTGCAGGGGGTGTAGCGGGTGGCAATGCTTTTTGACGTCGTGCTCGATGCGGTGTTGGAGGAGCGGCCGTCGTATCGCAACGAGGTCACCGAGCACGCCGTCGAGGACGGGACGGCGGTGGCCGACCACTCCCGCCCCCTGCCCCGCACCTTGACCATCACGGCCACCATCGCGGGCCCGGATTGGGAATCACGCTATCAGCGCCTCATCGAGTTGGCGGAGACTCGGCCGATTGGGTCCTATGTGGGCGTCACGGTCTGGGAGAACGTTACCATTGAGTCGTTCGAACCATCGCACACAGTCCAGATTTCCAACGGCGTGCAGTTCACCATGACTCTGAAACAGGTGCGGGTCGCGCGACTGGAGACACGGGCCTTCATTGAACCAGACCCTGTGACGGCCGTGGACGTTGAGCCACCGCCTG